AGAGGGCACATTGCAAAAGGCAAATTTCATGAGTCTGTATATTACAGTATTATAACAATATACATGAAACTCGGGGATATGAAAAATTGCTGGAAATGGATAGAAATTGCGTTAAAAGAAATTCCTGGTGACTTGGATATAAGCATGGCCTTATTGCGATATGGACTTATGACGAACAATAGAAACCTTGTTGGTGCCGGTGCAAGGGGATTTGTAAACGCATACGTAAATATAGATCAAAACATATGCGAAACGGCATCAAGGTTCTGCTTTAATCGTAACATGGAGTCATATGCCTTTGCTTTGTTCCATTTATCCGTAACTTATTTGGAACATTCAAAAATAGAACTGCAACGGCTGTATTCAGTAATGCCGAACATATCCAAGAAGCTGTCAGATGAGTTTCAGCAGGGCTTAAAAGATTGGTTTGATGCAAATGAAACCGTTTTTAAGCATACTGACTCGGTGCTTCAAGCGCCCAAAGCAACTGGAACACTGCATAGCCTCAGTCCAAAACCAAACGGACAGGGACGTAGAACACTTATTCATCTCCGATGATGTAGGCCGTGGCCTTCTGTGGGCAAACAGCCAGATTTATGAAAACAGGCATCGGGTGAATGGAGAATGGGTATACGTTCTTGATGACGATGATCATTTGATATTCAACGGATTCGTTGCAGAACTGAAGTCGATCGTCGAGCAACATAATCCGGACATCGTCATCTGTAAAGGATATATCAACGAAAGGATATATCCGATACCAGGATTCTGGAATCTCCCACCAATCAGGGGAACACTCGGTTCTCCAAATTTCATTGTAAAAAAACAGTTATTTATGCGCCATGCTCAGAGTTGGTGCAAAGATAAAGCAGGGGATTACTTTTTCATCAAACAGGCATTTTCTTATGGAAAAGCATTCTGGTGGGATAAATTTGTATTCAATGCGCCAGTAAGTTGTGGAAGGCCGGAGGAAGCAACTGACACACAAAGAGATTTCTTTGAAATGCAGGAAGAATATGATCGAGATAAAAATACCTTACATGCTTAATATGAAGCTCGGAAGAGCGTACAATAAATTAATGAAGTCAGCTGAAGATTGGGTCTTATTTCTTGACCACGATGTCCTAATTTTGAATCCTCATTACTATGAGGTGTGCCTCGGGGTGGCGCAGGTAGTGGGGCATAAAGCAGGGTGGGTGTCCGGTGTAACAAACGCAATAGCATGCGGAGCACAATTGTGTACCGACGCTCCAAAGGGCAACGACATGATCGAGCATATGAGGTACGCAAAACAAAGGTGGAAAAAGCACGGACCGAAAGTTGTAAAGATCGGAGATAAGAAAAGAGGAATGTTTTATAAGAACAAAATCTTTGCAGGTTTTTCTGGATTCTTCATGCTGACACACAAACAGGCATGGAAGGATACCGGCGGTTTTTGCGATGGTTTTCTTGGCGTCGATAATCAGTATTACAAAAGACTCATTGAGACCGGGTATGAAACTTATATAATGCCGGGAATTTATATGTACCATTTATACCATCAAAAAAGAAAATGGAGTGAATTTTAATTGGCAGAAACAATTCCAAAAACAAAGAGGTTGCTGAAAACAAAAAAGCGTTGGAACCTCGAACAATGGACAGTCCCAAAAATATGGCCGGACTCAACGGTTTATATTATTGGTGGAGGTCCGAGCGTGTCAGACACACCGCTTCACCTGATACATGACAAACATGTTATCGGTGTCAATAATGCATATAAGCTCGGTGATTGGATAGATGTTTGCTGGTTCGGAGATTTCAGATGGTTCGAGTGGAACCATGAGGATTTAATTGGCTATAAGGGAATGCTTGTAACCTGTCAAAGAAGGCTTCGAAATATAAACGGGCACGACATTAAAAGCCTTCTTAAAATACACAAGTCAGGGATCACTCAAAATCCAAAAATGATCTGTTGGAACGGATCATCAGGTGGGAGTGCAATTAACCTTGCATATCATTTTGGGGCAAAACGCATTGTACTCATTGGCTTCGATATGCAATCAGTAAATGGAAAATATAATTATCACTCAGACTACCCAGAAAAGAGAACGGCAATTAATCCGTATTTAAAATTCCTTTCTGCATTTTCAGGGATCAAAAAAGCTGCGGATAAATTGGGCGTTCAAATATTGAACGCTACTCCAAACAGCAAAATAGAAGAATTTCAAATGGTGAATCTCGAAGATGTCTGACGTTGCGTATATACTCGGTGGCGGTCCAAGTTTGTTTGATAATGACCTTGATTTAATAAAAGATGAATTCGTTATCGGTGTCAACAATTCAATCTTCCTTGGAGATTGGGTAAATGTCTGCTGGTTCGGTGACAAGAAGTGGTGGAAATGGCACAAAGAAAGACTTATTAAAGAAAATCGAAAAGTTGCAACCTGTAATGTAAAATTAAAAAATGAATCACAGCACTGGTGGAAACATTATCAGCGCAGGGGACACGGAATTAATACAAACGAAAAATTCGTTGCGTGGAACGCATCATCAGGGGCAAGCGCGATAAATTTTGCATATCATCTCGGATACAGAAAAATTGTTCTGCTTGGATTTGATATGCGGAAGATTGATGGAATGAAGAACTGGCACATGGCGCATAAAGAAAAAGACCACAATCCATTTCCGCGGCACATTAAAGGTTTTGCCCAAATTGCCAAAGATGCAAAGAGGCTTGGAGTACAAATTATCAATGCAACACCGGGAAGTGCAATTAAGGATTTCCCAATTATGAAACTTGATGAATTAAACTGGCAGCAGGAAATAGAGCTTCCAAAAATTGAGATAAATTCAAAGAAGCTGAAGTATGCTGTCGTCTTAAAATCAGGCGGGCCTTATACAAAAGAAAACGCTGAAAAACTATGCAGCCAAGTTTCAAGGCATCTGACGATACCGCATGACTTTGTGTGCTTTACAGATACGGATGTAAGTTCAAACGGGCTGGTAAACATTCCGCTGATAAAAAACAACCCCGGCCGATGGTCAATGCCGGAAGTGTTCAGGTCAACCGGCCCAACAATCGTAACAGGTCTCGATACAATTATAACCGGAAACATCGACCACCTCGGACAGCTTGCACTTGATTGTCCGAAGGATGTAATCTATATGTGCACACCGAGAAATAAACGGCAGAAAGCACGCGGGAACTGGGCTTCCGGCATAATGGTATGGAATGGTGACTGGCAATTTATATATCGAAATTTCAACTATGCAAACCATAACCGATATGACCGCAGAGAGCAGGTCTATACAAGCAAACAGTTGAAAAAGATAAAGGCAAATGTAAGGCTAATCGACGATCATATTTCCGGGTGGCAGCGATTCAAAATAATGAAAGATAGGGGCGTGCTCCCGGAAGGCACATGCATCGTCACATTCTGTGGGAGGCCCAGACCACATGATTGCAATATTGAATGGGTCAAGGAGCATTACAGATAAATGTATATTGACAAACCGATATTGATTACAGGATGTGCCAGATCAGGCACCTCATTGACGGCAGGGATACTTGAAATATGCGGGGCATATGGCGGCAAGACCTGCGGGCCAACCGCATACAATAAAAAAGGTCAATTTGAGAATACTGAGATAAGGAATCAGATTGTAAAAGATTATCTCAGACGAAATGGATGGGATCCGTTATGCCAAGACCCGCTCCCGCCGCGTGACCTCGAACCCGAACCCGAATGGAAAGACAAGATACTTACAGTGATGAGGAAACACGGGTACAAAGGAGAAAGACCATGGTACTATAAAGGCGCGAAGATGTGCCTTATGTGGCAATTGTGGCATGATGCATTCCCAAAAGCAACATGGATTATTGTCAACAGGAATGCCGACGAAATCGTTCAGAGCTGTCTCAAAACTCCGTTCATGCGTAAAAGAAAAGATGCCGCCAGCTGGATGGAATGGGTGAATATTCACAGGCAGAGATTCAGTGATATGGAAAAAGCGGGGCTAATCGTATTCAACGTATATCCATCCGAATTAATAGCAGAGCAGCTCGACAATATGGAAAAGATTGTGGCTTTCCTCGGGCTTAAATGGAATGATGAAAAAGTGAAAGCATTTATTGAGCCAAAGCTTTGGAATAACAAACGATGAAATGTGACGGATGCACAATGTGCTGTTTTGTTCTCCCAATTATAGCACTTAACAAACCACCAGGGGTAATGTGCAAATATTGCGAATGGGGGATTGGGTGCAAAGTTTGGAGAAATGGAAAGCCCGCTGAATGCAAAAAATTCAAATGTATGTATGCACAAATAGAAAAATGCTCAATCAATCTTAGGCCGGACAAGTGTAATATAATATTTGAAAAACTACAGGATAATATAATCTACGGAACAATGCATCCAGATCATAATGATTCATATCAAACCAAAAACATGGAAGGACAGATAAAAGCGTTCCTGAATGAAAATTTCTCTGTAGTAATCGGGTCATATACTCTTGATGCTCCAATAATAATTAATGAGAAAAGGCGTTCTTCATTAGATGTGTGGAAGTCTTTACAAAAACAAATAAACATGTTTCATGGATTTCATAATATCATGAGGAAAATAAATGACAGCACCGGCTTACACAACCGACTTAACTGATTTAACTGACGCTGAATCAGGAACGTGGGGTATGTTCAGCGGATGGACAAATGGCGACAACCCATCCGCCGAAACTGATTACTTCATTCAGGGAAATGGGTGCTATTCATCCGACATGGATAGCAAGTCTGGCATGTCATCCGGCGGGTTCGATGCCGGTTCTGACCAAAGCGGTTCATTCAACACGGGGGATTGCGTCTTTATCTGGCATGTACTGTTGCCCGGAAATGCCATGGATACATATGTCAATGGAGGACTCCGTGCTGTAATTGGCGCTGATCTGAATAATTACACATGGTGGCCGGTTGGTGGAAAAGATAAGGGCAGAAATCCATATGGCGGGTGGCAATGTTATGCGGTTGATCCAACGAATGTAAATGGAACGGCAGTTGGCAGCGGGCACGGCGGGAGCTACCGATGGTTTGGTGCTGCGGCATCTGCGCTTGTGGCAATAAAAAAGGGGTCACCGCACGGCTGGGACGCTATGCGATATGGCCGTGGAGAAATCAAGGTAATGGGCGGCACAGATTCATCTGCCGATCATTGCACTTTTGTCGGCATGGCTGCAGCAAATGATAGTCAGAATAATAAGTGGGGATTATTTCAGGAGCAGGGCGGAGCTTACTTGTGGAAAGGGTTGATGTCAATCGGAGCTATCGGAGACAGTTCAACAGGGACAGTACCGGTAGATTTCTATGATTCAAACAGGGTTATCTTCATAGATGATACTCCAGTGACATATCCTGATTTCAATAAAATCGAAATAAACGATGAGGATTCAATCGTAACATGGATTTCGATATCATTCATTGCGCTCGGAACTTATGCACCGGGCAATTTTGAAGTCGTTGACAATGCTGATGTCAATCTTGAAGGATGTTCATTTACTGATATGGGAACATTCATCTTCAAGTCAAACAGCTCAGTTTTAAATTGCATTTTTCGCGGATGTAATCAAATTACTGCAAATGGTGCTGATATGACCGGAACAAAGATTTTAATTCCGAACATATCTGAAGAAGACAGCTCCTCAGCATCGCCGGAAACTGCAGCCCTGATATGGAATGTGGCTACAAATCCTGACGGGTATCTTGACAATATGACATTCAGCATTGGAGATGAGCCGCACCATGCCATCGAATTCGGGACACTTTCTCCGACTTCGATGACGCTCAGGGGAATGACAACAATAGGATTCAGCGCGTCAAACAATGCAGAAGGTTCGACATTTCATATTAAACGCACAAGCGGGACGGTAACAATCAATGTAGTCGGTGGAACCGGGAACTTTACATACAAATCTGAAGGTGCCACTGTGGTTATAAATACGGGGAAAACGTTAACTCTAAGAGGAATTGAATATGGATCAGAAGTGACAATCGTCAAAACGGGGCAGGACAGTTCTGCAGCTGTCGTGCACCATGAAGAAACTATCGACAGCACCGGGGAAACGGTATATTCGTATGATGCGGGGATGCAGGGAGAGGGCGTTGACATCTTAATTATGAACTTAGATTTCGAGCCGTTCCTAATGGAAAATTATATCCTGCCAACGTCGAATACAGAATTGCCTATATCTCAGGTCGCAGACAGAGTTTACGCAAACCCGTAAAAGGAGGAAACCATGTCAAAAATTGTAGATCCGGATCAGTTGAACCAGGCAACTGAGGTAACGATCGACACAACCAACAAAGTTATCGAACTTTCGATAGCCGGAAACCTGGACAACAATTCTCCGGGTAAGACATCCGGAGTGACGATGCAGGCTCTGTATTCGTTCCTCAAAGAGGAGTGGCAATCGGATGCATCGTTGAACAAGTTTAAATTTCCACTGAAAGCCCTCACGAAATTTAAATTCGATTTTCAAAACGACTGGGGACCGAGCGAGGATTCTTCAAGCGGCGACACAAGGCATCTGATCAGAGATGCTGGCTGGAAGGAAACAGACGACAAAGAATTCGCCTGCATAATCTCACTTGGTGACATTGATAACCCGGCTGCCGACCAGGCTTACTACCAGCAGGTTGCAGGATTCGATCAGACAATCACGGACTTCGATAAAACCGGTGAATTGAACGAAGCCATTATGACATATGACGGCACATCGGTTGACTACAGAGATTTTCTCAAGATATTCATCCGGGAGCAGGGCAAGACATATCTTGAAGGCAATCTCATTGTGGATCAGGGCTGGGCAAGCATTGAATATGATGCTTACCGTATGCCGCTTTATAATGAGTCAGACCCAAACATATCCACGGCCGACGCAACAATCGATTCAGACACTCCGTTTACGAATATGACTCTGGACTTCCTTGTCGGAGATTTATTTGAAACATGGAACGGGTCAGAATCTTATGTCGCAAATAATGTAGTCCAAGGAAGTGACGGCAGGTGGTATAGGGCTGTGTCATCTTCAACCGGTTCCGATCCCACCGGGTCGTCAGCCGGTCCGCCCCCTGCAGACTGGGAGGTTTATCCAGGTGAACGGCTTATTGGCTCGGATTACTATGCGTTCAACAGAATCATCGATGCTGGCGGAGAAGACAGTGCAGGTGCAGGGACGCTTCAGGAAATTTACGAATGGGCGCAGCGAATACTAAGGAAATCAACTGACGTCAATGATGATGTGAACGGAGACAGCTACGGAACTGTCAAGGGTCAGCTTGCAAAGGATCTCCTCTCATTTGTCGGCAGTACACTGGTAACGCAACCCGGTGTGTTCATTGATAATTACAATATCAATGATCAGAACGACATGGAGTTCTACGACATTACGGTTGACGGCGACGGGCTTGACACAGAAGATATTCCAGTCACTTCAACCAAACGGACGTTCCCATTCGTGGCTGCCGGTACGATGGTATTCTCATCTAACTTGGTTGCTGATTCGGATGCAAAATACTGGATGTATTTTGACAATGCAGGCGGGAACCAGTTCGATACGGCGAACGCAATTCTGGTTGACGATAATAATGGAGATGACATCACCGGCAATATCACACAGCAGAATATTACGTTCGACTTTGACTATACGAACAACGAGCAGGGCGGCAGGACAAAGGGGACAGATGCCTCTGTATGGGTCGTTGCAATGGGCCTTGATGATGCTGAATGGGTTGCGGCATCGTTTACAATTACTCAGGCTACTGGACTCAGCTTCCCGGTCAATGCTGCTGATGAAAGGAATTATAGTAATCCCTAATGAAAATATCTGACCTGCCAAGACGGAAAGTTAGGTACTGGCTTTTTCGATTCAGGAACGAAGTCATTGAGGGTGTGTCATCAAATGGCGCGCCGCCCGGATTGAAAAAGCACTTTGAAAATCTGCCTCAATTTACGGGATGGGAAGACTTCGGGGTGAGATGGGACTTACCTCACCTCGAAGACTGTTCCCATGGCGGGTGGTACAAGGTCGGAGAGTCATGCTCATGCGCCAATAAAAAAGTTCCACTGATATGTTCGCCGATCAGGCGATCGATATGGGGCGAATGGCGCAGGACAATCAAAAACGAAGCACCAGTATTACCGGTAAAGGTGATAAATGGCAGCGAAAGTTAATTTCAATTATACTTCAAAAATAATTGAAGTAACTCAGACTCCAGAGCTTGAAGTAGATTCAGGAGAGTCGTCCGCTACCGGTCAATGGGTTGTCGATATTGATGTAAAAATTGATATCTACTCAGATGGTAAAGAAGACTGGCTGTCTGATCCGACGTTAAATAAGTTTAATTTTCCGGTCCGGGCAATCGGCGGTCAGGAGCTCCCAGGAGAAAAGAAACTCGGCACTACATTCTTTCTGGATTACGGCTGGCGCATCCGCCCGTATGAAGGCAACCATGTGCTCAGGGTAAACGGCAACTTATACACCGAAGAAGGTGACAGTCCATTCGTGCAGACAATTGGATCGTACAACGTCATGGTTATCAACACGGTTTCCTCCCTTGTCGATTCTACGGTCCAGCAGCTTGCGGAGATTGAATTCGCTTCATTCAGCGGCGGCGTGACGGTAGATGTGATCAATGGTTATCCCGGGACTGAATATGGAGACAAGCCCGTAGGAACAACAATCTATCCGTCAAACAACATGACGGATGCTTTATCCATAGCGGTTTCAAGGGGGCTCACGACATTTTATATCATTGGAGACATCACCCTCGATTCAGGGACAGACTTTCTTGAAATGAATTTCGTCGGAGAATCCCCGACAAAATCAACCATTACGATAGACGCAGATGCGGACGTAGAAAACTGTGAATTCTATGATGCTGAAATTCAGGGGACGCTTGATGGCAATAACGTTCTTCAGAATTGTATGATTGGAACCCTCAACTATGTAAATGGATTTGTAAGACAATGTATTCTGACAACAGGAACAATTACATTAGGCGGGAGCGAAGAGGCCCATTTTCTGGACTGCTGGTCAGGTGTGGTTGGAACGGCCACCCCAACCATAGATATGGGCGGGTCGGGCCAGGATCTCGGGCTCAGAAATTACAACGGGGGCATTCAAATAAACAACCTCACGGGAAGCAGCAAGGCAAACGTGGATCTTAACGCCGGACATATAATTCTTGACAGCACCGTGTCAAGCGGTGAAGTCGTCGTTCGCGGTGTCGGTCAGATCACAGACAACAGCACCGGAGATGCATCGGTTAATATAGACGGGCTCTTAAATCCGGATGTTATCACGACAAGAGTGTGGGACGAAGCCACGGCCGACAGGCAGACACCAGGCACGATCGGCGGTGATTATTACAACCTTCTTCAGGGCTTTTCTTGGATGAACAAAATAATTACCAATAAAAAAGTCCTCGCAAAGACAGGAGATGTTTGGGAGCTGATCATTTATGACGATGATAACGTCACTCCGATTTTGAGGAAAGACATCAAGGACAAGGATGGAAACAATATCACTGACCTCGAAGCCGGTACGCTGGCACAGGAGCTAAAATCAGATGTTTAACATTCAGCCAGGGACAGGGCTCGGGTTTGCGGCTTCAAAAGAAATTGCACTTGGGCTCGGGACTCCGTTTGAAATTGGAGAAGTCATTGTTGAAGTGTTTGAGAGTGCGTATAGTTTTCTAAAATCGTTTATCATAAAAGGATTTGCACGTGGTAGAGTCAGCTAAATCGATAATAAGGGAAGAGGAAACCTGCGGGTTTGTGGAAGAAGTTCAGGTTACGGGTTTTTTAAAGCAAGAAGTCACATGTGACTTCTTGCTTCAGAAAAGAACCGTAGCTTTCCTTGTCCCAAAAGAAATCACAGGCTTTTCAAGAGAGGAAACAGATGGCTGATATAACTAAACAATCATACGAGGAATTTCGGATTCATGCCGATTTCGGACTTAACATGGAAGCCGGAGAATATCTACTCCCGTTGGATTCTTCAGAAGATTCATCAGCTGCAGAAGTGTGCACCGTGAAATGCTGGGATGTCAGTGGGAAGGATGTGACGAATGAAATGCTGGACTACGACACGCTGACAATCATTGATGGAAACCCCACGGACGATGAAGACAATCCCGGTTCCGGCATGACGAACGCTGCTTTGCAGGTATTAATCAGGGGCGGGACTGAAGCATTGTCAAATTATAAATACACATTCTACGGGGTTACAACTCTTGATCCGCCGAATAAATGGGAGCTGGATATTTCTATGAGGGTACGCGAAAGATAATTAGTTTTGACAAAATACAACTTCCCATGTATAATAAATCAAAAAACATGGGAGGCTAAAAATGAAAAAATGCAAAGTCGAAGGGTGTAACAGAGATCATGCAGCAAAAGGTTATTGCAAGTCGCATTACAGACAATGGAAACAGTGGGGCTTTACAAAAAAAATCAGAGAAACAATTACTGGGCAAAGTGGATGTAAAGTTAATGAATGCAAAAGAAAACATTGGGCAAAAGGATATTGCAGAAAACACTATGATCAACATACCCGTTCCGGGTATACACGAAAATATTTCGTCACAGATCCAAATGAATTTGTAGAAAAAAAAGACACATATGAAATTATACTATGCGACAGGAATGGAAAAGAAAAAGCTCGGGCAATTATTGATAAAGATAGTTATGAAAAGTGCAAAAATATAAAATGGGGACTTACTCCAGGAAGATGTCAATATGCAAAAAATTCAAAAGTAGGATATCTTCACCATTTTATATGGGGCAAAAAAGAATCAATAGATCATATTAACAGGATCAAATTAGATTGCAGAAAATCAAATTTAAGAAAAGCAACTCCGAAACAAAATGCTCAAAACAGAGGGTTAATGTCAAACAATACTTCAGGAGCAACTGGCGTAAGATGGAGTGAACGACTGAATAAATGGCGAGCACAAATATATCTTAATGGCAAGAATAGACACCTTGGATTGTTCATTGATAAAAATGATGCAATCACGGCTTATCAAAATGCCGCAGATAAACACTTTGGACAATACAGGAGGAAATAATGGCACTCGTAGCAACAGCCGGTGCGTCCAATGCTAACTCATATGCAACGCTCAATCAGGCAGAAAGCTACATGGAAAACAGGCTGCATTCAGACAACTGGGATGACGCAAACGATACCGACCGTGAGGCTGCGCTGATCTGGGCAACGCGACTGCTTGACCGGCTTTGCAACTGGGACGGATCAATTGCATCTGACACGCAGGCGTTGAGGTGGCCGAGGTTCTATATCTATGATCCGGATGGAAATTCTGTAGATGAAACCACGATTCCTCAATTCCTGATTGAAGCAACGGCGGAGTTTGCCTTGTTTCTAATCGGCTCTGACCTGACAATTACATATGACAGGTCGACGGCACCGTATAAGCAGCTTGAAGCTGGGCCGTTAAATGTCGTATTCAACACGGGGAGCAATACTGAAATCATGAAAGATTCGATCATGCCGGTATCCGTGTGGGTAATCGTCCGTCCGTATTGCACAAGGGTCGGCGCTAAAAAAATGCTCATAAGGGTGTAACATGGGACTTCAGGACACATTCAAAGCGGCTGCCCAGACCATATTTACGGCACTGGGCGATGTGAAAATATCGGTTACATATCGAATAAGGACGATGGGTTACAGCCCTGCTTCAGGGAGAACATCACCATCGGATACGGATTACGCAATCACAAACTGCATCCGAATAGATTACAGGGCGGACGAAATCGACGGCGTTGCGGTCAAGCCGAAAGATTTCAAACTGATGATACCGGTTGACGACCTGACACCAACCCCTGAAGTCGATCATTTCGTATTGATTGACTCAGTAATACATAATGTTGTAAGCTTTGAGAAAGATCCTGCCGATGCGGTGTGGACGATACAGGTGAGGGCGTGATGTTTGAGAAGCAGAAAGAAAAGATAGATCAGATTATTCAGGATAAAATGGTTCGAGTTGCAAATCATATTTCTAAAAGATTAACAGATAGCGAGGTTCCAGTTGTATCTGGAGAATATTTATGGTCACATGAGGTAGCAACACAGGCGCGATCATATCCGAGAGCACAAGTTGCTGAAATGGAACCGCATAAAGCGGACACTGCATTATCCTCAGCAAGTGCATCGGCGTTTAGAGAGCAAAGACGCCAAGAATTAAAAGCAAATGCATCAAGATTAATCAATGCTGGAAATAAACAAATTGCATTTAACAATAAAGCAAAACATGCAAACTTTGTTGAACATGTTGGGTGGAAAAAAACCCCACCATATCATGTGTTTAATAAAGCATTTGTATCAACAATGGAAAGAAAAAAACCACTATGAGCTACGAAGCAGAATCCATAGCGATAGAGAACAGGTTTGCAACGGCGTTCACGGCGTGCCCGGTGAAGTATGCAAATGTGGATTACACACCGACAAAGAGAGAGATATTTGCGGAATTGCATGTCATCGTTGCAGATTCAATGAGGGCGAGTATCGGAGATACGAATCTTCACAGAAATGTCGGAATTATTTCCGTTAATATATATGTGCCGCTACATACGGGGACAGCTGAAGGCAAGGCTTTGGCGGATACTGCAGCTGCGGTTTTCAGGTCGCAGAGCTTCAATGGCATCACCTGCAGGAGTCCAAAGGTTGTTGAGGTTGGTGAGGTCGGCGAGTGGTATGTTATTAATATGAGCGTTTCTTATTTCAGGGATGAGGCGTTCTAAACAATCGTGGAAATAAATTTCCACGATCAGTTACAAAGGAGGAAACAACAATGAGTGATGCTAACCGAGTAGGACTTCGTTACATCGAAGAAACAACCTGGAATTCACTGCCAGCAGCACCGGCCATGACCCCGATTCGGTACACAGGTGAATCCATGATTCCGTCAGTGGAGAATATTGTATCCGCTGAAATTCGGGATGACCGGATGATAACGGATCTCATCCAGGTCTCACGGTCAAACACCGGCGGGTTCGAAATTGAGCTTTCCGCTGGCACATTCGACGAGCTGATTGCAGGTGCCCTGTTTTCTGACTGGGTAGGCGACAGTTCTTCATCCGGAGATATAATCAGAAATGGCGTAACGCGCCATTCATTCAGCATTGAAAAAGCCATGCTGGACATTGATGAATATTTCCTCTTTACCGGCATGATGGTCAATTCAATGACATGGACGCTTGCTACCAGCTCCATTGCGGTCGGATCTTTCGACATGCTCGGAAGCGGTGCGACGCTCGGGCAAAGTTCAAATGCGAACAGCGTTAACGCTGCGTCCACCACTGCGGTTCTGAACTGTATGGGCAACGTTGCATCATTGAAGGAAGGCTCTTCGCTCACCACCATGGCAGGAATTTACGTGCAGGAACTTTCATTCACCATTGCCAATAACCTGCGTCCGGTACATCAGATCGGATCGAATACCATTGCTGAAATTGCGGTAGGTAAATGCGACATTACGGGGACGCTTAACGCCTATTTCACCAATGACCGTTTGTTCGATCAGTTCCTCGCCGGAACTGCCACACAGATCGAATTTAAAATCATGGATGGTGCGGGCAATTATTACACTGTCCTGTTCCCTGAAGTTAAATTCGAGACTGAAAGTGTGGTGGCTCCCGGGCAGGACCAGGATGTCATTGAGAACTTGACATGGCGTGCATTACGGGATGCGACTGAAGATGCCATGATCAAGATAACTCGAAACTTAGTCTAACATGTCCAACGGACATGTCAGACCAATTTTAGGGTCAGGATAACCTTGGTTTACCCCGTGCCAGAAATGCTCTAACATTGAATGGTGTCCTGGCCCTATACCCAAAGGCCATTACATGAAAATAAAAGAAACTGTGAGGCATGTGTCCATAGAGGAAGCAGTTGCCGTAATGGCAAATGACAACATCGATTTTATCGAAATGCATAAGGGATATTTTATGGCAGCAGATCTTCCATTCAGGCCGCCGCTTCATGTCGGAGCCATTATTGTGTGGCCGCCTGTCGACATTCATCCGTCCGCAAAAATCGGAGAGGGTGTTGTCATCGGCAGGTACACGAACATATGCGGACCAATAGAAATCGGGGCACATACAAGAATTCAGGGGTTTTGTTTCATCCCTGACAACATTAAAATCGGAGAACGGGTATTCATCGGGCCAAACGTAACATTCACGAATGTCAAGCGTCCGAGGATACGTGAGAACGCAATGAAAATCAGGGACGGCGTTACCATTGTTGAAGATGATGCCAATATTGGTGCCGGGGTGGTCATCTGCCCCGGCATCAAAATCGGAGCACGCTCATTAATCGGTGCAGGCGCAGTCGTCACAAAAGATGTGCCGCCGGATACGATCGTAATCGGTTGTCCTGCAGTAAACTATTCAGGGAAATGAAATTTCCCTGAACACTCTACGGGGGTGTCTAATGAAAAGTTTAGAAAAACTCTACAAAACAGATGAAAATCTTTCGATCAACGGGGTCGAGATTACCGTCGGGTACAACGAAAAAGACGAGCCTGTCATTATGATTATCGCTGAAGCAGGCAATCCAAATCACACAAAGGCACAGCGTCGTCACAGCAGGGCGCTGGAATCGTCAAGAAACAGCGACAAGCGCAGGAAGCTTGTCATGTCAGAAATCATCTATGACGGAAAAATTCTTCGGGGATGGAAAGGAGTGCTTGACTCAAAAGGGAAAGAGGTGCCGTTTACGAGAGAGAATGCCATCGAAGCCCTGACAAAATATGACAGGTTGATGTCCGACGTTATCAGTGCGGCGGACGACCCGATGAATTTCAGGCCGGAAGAAGAAATTATCGAAAAGGAGGAATCGGAAAAAAACTCCGGGAAGTCCTCGAGTGGGCTGTCAAGTACGGAGAGCAGTTAGAATTCTTTGACAACCTGCGAAGGGACGGAATAGAGGACGATCTTCCTGCATACGATGACAGGCCGATTCTGTACTCAGATCTGTATAACGATTATAATATTTTTATAGAGTTATCAGCACATAGGAATATTGACGGGATGAGCGGGTATATATTTCCTATACATCTATCAGAGATTGAAACATACATGCGGTTGAACGGAATAGACGATTTTATCGATCAGCAGCGCCTTATTAAGCGGATCAAATTCATGGACGATGTGTACTGTAAAGCTATGAATGAGAAAAGGAAAAAGAAATGAGCGATATAAATATCACTTTAGATGCCGGTGATGCGATACGTGATGCTGGGCTTTTAAAAACAGAGCTCAACGAAATATCTACGGCGGTAACAAACCTGCAGGCAAAAATGAGCAAGTTCATACTGCGTGGAAGCATCGACCTTAAGGCCAAAGCATTAACAAAGGATATGAACAATATTCGCTCAGCTGTTGCCAAACAGCCGATCTATGCACGGGTGTTGCTCAGGCTCGATAAACGCACACTTACCCAATCATGGATTAAGAAAGGGTTTGAGATAGCATCCCGTGTCCATGTTGACCTTGCAAGTCTTAAAGCATCAAGGACTACAATTAAAAATATACTTGGGAAGCCAATAGTTATTCCCATTAAAACGATAATGCCTCCCACAGAATCAAAAGAATTACAAAAAATACATTATTCAAAAAAATATCAAGATTTTGGTGCCAAGTATGAAGGTCGTGAAGGAACAATTGAAACAAGAGGGAAAGGACCTGGGCCGAAAAATGTTTTAATGAGAATGGATGATGATGAATTGGCAGTCTTGTCTGGAGGCAATATTAGAGGAACTGGTAAATTCACCGGTGGACCAGAGAAATTTGATATCGATACAAAAGAAGCACTCTCTAAACTTCGTGGAGTGTGGATTGCCATAACGAAGCTAAAAGAATATGCACTCACTCCAATACTATCAATCGACACATCAGCAGCAACGCTCGCCCTCGACAAAATACTCGCCAAATTGAAATTAATAAAAGCAGAATCTGCAGGCCGGTGGACAGATACAATGTTTTCTGGAGGTACGTTTGAACATCCCGGACCTGGCGTTGAAACTTCTGGTGCTGTAGAAAAAAGAATTGCAGGCGAAGAAAAAATAATTAAAAAATTAAAAAGGCAGGATGCTGCATACAAAGGTCATGAAACAAGGGCAAAAAATCTTGCAGCAAAAGCGGCAGAACGTGAACGATTACTCGCCGGACAAACGGCTCAAGAGAAAAAACTGATTGCTGAATTACAGGCTGAAGATGCTATCCAAGCTTCAATCCTTGCAAAAAAACGGGCAGCGATGGCACCAGGAGGAGCACATGCACCTTCAAGAAAAGGAATAACGGCTCAATTAAAAAGTGAAGAAAGCATACAAAAAGGAATAGAATCACATATTGCGAGGCAAAATTCACTGGTAGAAAAAACTGTGGCACAAAGAAAAATTGCATCTGCCATTCAAAGATCAGAAGCTCAAGAGCAAATGAAAATTGCTGCTGGTGAAAAATTCCTTCTTGACCGTGAGAAAAGCAGAAGTCTCACAATGAAAAATATTAATGTTGAGGCTGCCAAAGAATCTGTAATTGCAGGAGAAACATCTGCATTAAGAAGAAAAGTTGTTAAAGAAATGTTAACAGCAAAAAATGCCGGAAAGCTCACAACTGCAGAATTGCAACGACAGGAAGCAATTCTGATGAAGCATCTGGCGCTTATGAATCAAATGACTCGTGTTCCGAGAACATTGCGTGAAGAAATTCACGGAGTTGGACAAGAGTTAGGATCACTTGCCGGATATGGTGGTGAAGGATCATGGGCTGGTGAAGAAATAGATTATCTCGCTCCAGGCGGTCAAGGTGATAGAGTTGCAGGTATGCAGAATTTTGGCATGAGCTTAGATGAGGTAGAAAAGAAAATCAAAACAACTACTGGCAGGGAACAAGAACTGTGGCACGATATTAAAAGGTTTTATGGAATGGATCTCAGCAAACCAATTAGTGGAATAAAAAATATGGACAGTAACATGGAGGCTCTGAAAAATAGAATCCGTGGGACTACAACACCATTACGCAGGTTTGCCGCATCACTTCTCGATCCGTTAAAATCCACTACTGGTATGACAAAACTTGACGGTATTATAAGTAGCTTACAGGGTAGTATTTTGGGCACATCCAAGTCGGCAAAAAACATGGGTGCATCATTTCAGCAGGCAGAAAAACAAATGAAGGTTGCCGAAGACCTGATGCGATCATTGTCAGAAAAAGAAAAAGTTGCAGGACGAACAATTGGCGGACTTCAGGCAGCAAAGCAATATGGAACAATGGCAGAAGGTCTTGGAAAATACAAAACTCAATTATTAAAAGGCGAAATTACACAAAAGCAATTCAACAAACATGTTACAGACACAGAAACAAGGATGAAGAAACTCGACAAGTCCATTGGCGGGACAAACAAAACCGTACGCCAAGGCCGTGGTTTCTTCATGAACTTCACCATGGCACTGACTGCTGTGGCTGCTGCGATGTTTATCTGGCAGAAGGTCAAGCAGGTAATTACGGAGGTTGTCGATAAGGGCAAAGAGCTGTCAACAACATTTGCAAAAATGCGTGCTGAAACAGATATACTCACGGATGCAACAGGTGGATTTGCTTCACAGTTTCAATCCATGTCAAAAGGAACGATATGGGGTGTAACAGATATGTATGAAGCGTACAAAGAATTGCAACGTCAGGGTTTAGGTGCAGATGCGGCAATGAGGCAAATAATCCCGACATTAAAAATTGCGCGCAATGAAGACATGGAGCTTGCGGACGCGGCGAATATGGCTGCGTTTAATACGATGGGATTAAGAGATCAGTATCTCAGGCTTGACGATGAAATGCAGAAAACGGGCGGGGAAGCATGGGATAAACTCAAACGATCGATATCTGGTGTATTTGAATCTGCATACATGAGAGCAGAACCTGCTATCATAAAAACTTTGGAAAGCCTATCAAAATGGGTAGATGATAATGCGGAAGAATTAATTAAATTCTTCAAACGTATAATAGAAATAGGGACAGATCTTTTATATTTTTTCACACGCGTTGGCGGTGCGATTGCAAAATTTATTGGAAACCTAATAGACCTTCAGAATGCAGAGGATAAACTTACAAAAGCTGAAAAACTTGAAAAGAAATTAGCACAATATGAAAGGATGGAAAAAGACATATTGGCCCAGATAAATATTCAAGCTAGCTTCAAGATTAAAGAACCAGATATGGAAGCTGCAAAAAAATCATTATCAAACAGCCTAACTGTTGAAGATATGACCATAAGTCCAAAAATAACTGTGAAACCAGATATTGTGTCACCTGATAAAAAAGTTGTCAGGGAAATCGTAGATCAGTTTTCTACCATGGAAGACACATTTACTCCATCTACAATAAAATCAGCTGGTGATCTTGAAAAACAGTTGAGCAGAGTTAGGACCGAAATCATAGCGATAAAAAAAGAACTGGCTGCCGAGGCACCAAAAGAAACAGGCGTGCTCAAACCGAAGGTCGAAGACATAACAAAAGCGTGGCAATATGTGTACGATCAAACCGGGAGAATGACAGAAAGATTTTATCAATCAGAAATGGACAAAGCAGTTGAAAGCGGTAATACTCATATATCCACACTCAAAAAAATAGGGGATACTGGTGGTGCAAGGCTTGCGCTCCTTGCTCAAAGAACTGCTGCATACAACCTCGAATGGCAAAAACTTGCTCCATACATGAAGGAGCATCAGGATTATTTTGAAACGACCAGCAGGATGTCAGATGAATATTATAATCATCTTATCAGAAAAATGGAACAAGAAATCAGGCTATACGATGATCTTAGCACTGCACAACAGCAAGAGCTCATCAATATCAAAAAGAAGGGCATCGAAATGATGAAGCTCGAAGCAGAGATTAAGCCTTATAGAGAAATATTTGATATAACAGGCTCAATGTCAGATAAGCTCTATGAATTAGAACAAAGAAAAGGCAGAAGCAAATTCAGGACAAGATTAAAAATAATGGGCGAAAGTGCAAATCATGAAGATATACTGAATGCCGAGCGTGCATTCGTTATGAATATGATAGAAATTGATAAAGATAAGAATGCAATGCGCCTTGACATTGAACAGCAATTTTTTGATGCAACCGGCCAGCAAAGACAGGAATATATGGAAGCACAGCTTCAGGGTTTCGCGCGTACTGCCGAAATTATGAGAACACTCGGATTTCCGGAAGAGGAAACGAGAAAAGCATACCGGCAAATGGCTAATGATTTCATGGATGAATTCTATCAGCCAGCACTTGACGGATGGAATGAATACTACGAACAAACAGGAAAAATGTCACAAAAACATTATGAACTTGAAGCCGGATACCTCCAGCGCCATTACGAATACTTGCTAAATGTGCTTGAAGATGAAGAAGCTGCATATAGATGGCTATATGAACAAACAAGAGAATTGATGGCTAAAGACCTCGAATCCCACGAGAATGTATGTGACGGTATCCGGGCGGCATGGCTCAGGCTGACTGAAGACACGGAAACGCTGTCAAAAAAGATATCAGATGTGGTCGTGGCCGGTATAGGAGACATGGAGCAGGCGTGGAAGGAAGGGTTCTTCGATATCATAAACGGGGAATGGGACAACCTCGAAGACCATGTCATCAACGTGCTCACATCTCTCCGGAATATGCTGAACGAAATGCTCTATGAAATAATCAAAGACTGGGCAAAGCCCAAGCTTGCTAAAATGTTCGGCGGACTGTTCGGGGGCGAGGAAGACATGGTAGCCAAGAAAATAAAGGAAAACGCTGCAATAACAGAGCAGAACGCACTGTTGGCTGCGCAAATAGGCGTTGTTGCTTCATTAACACTAGCATACCAGGCACTGGCAATGGCAATGGCTGCCTGCAGAATGGGCGTAGGTTCGGGGACAGATGCTTTCGGTTCTGGGTTTAGTTTTAAAGAAATTGCAGAATGGGATACCCTGTCATCCTGGCACAAAGGGGGGCAGGTCGGGATAGACACTGCGCCTCACAGACTGGTGGCTTCCTCCGTATTCGTCGGTGCTCCAAGGTTCCATGACGGGCTACTTTCAGACGAGGTACCGGCGGTGTTGAAAAAAGGCGAGTACGTCCTCACTCCGAAACAAATGGAAGAAATGCAAAAGGTTATCATAAAAGATACCGTAAAACAGCTATCCGTGTTCGAGTCCGCAACAAAACTGCACACCGGGCTAATTCCAAGTCAATACCCGGCCCCGGTTATAATCCCGCAAGAATCCGAAAAGAAAAAGGAAGGCAACGTCAACACGATCTCAATCAACGTGCCTGTCAACGTTGAAGGAAACACCAGGCTCGCAAACAGGATGAGAGACGAAGTCGAAAGCTTAATCAAAGAAATCATGCGCGAGGAGACAAGATAATGGCTACCATGATGCAACTGGACGGGTACACATTTACCCTGAACCCGGAAGACTGCGATATGCCAGTTAAAGACAGAAGGGCAAGCTCGGTTAAAACACTCGGGGGAGTTGCTTTCTTTTCATGGGGCGCATTGCTTCCTGGTGAAAAAATAGTTTTAAAATGGACTTACATGCCAGTAGCGATGTTCGATACACTAGAGACAAAATTAGAGGCTGATTCTGAAATTGTATTCATTCCTGGTGACGGAACAAGCTATAATGTTGAAATTGAGACTTTAAAAGGTTCATGGTTCCTTGATCAGACAATAAGTGCACAATTTCGCGGCAATGTTGAACTTACACTCATTATAATGTCAGAGGTTACATAATGGCTATAACCCTTGATTCCACACTTCAGTCAGCTCAGGATGGAGCTTCTCATCGTCCAACCGTAAGTTTGTTATCAGAACCAATGCAAGCACAAGTGCCTTTATATGGAAACCACTTTAATACAGACTCTACTCCAGAGGGAAACCAAGAGCTTTTATTAACATCTGAAGGCAGATTAATAAACGTATATATTGATGACGACTGGAGCAATGACAACCTATATTTCTATTATACAGATACGGATAGAATTCAATGGGCACCTGCTGTCTATCTTGAAATAAACAATATAAACCATGCTTCAATCTGTGAATTATCTAACGGAAATATTGGGGTTGTTGTAGTACAAAGAGACTATGATGTCGGGTATCTTATAGTTTCACCTACTGGGACTATAATCACGTCCTATACAGAAATATTTAGCGGGGGGGCGTGGACTGGCGGAATATCCGTTATTAATCTGCTTGGGGATTCATCCGCAGGTGGATACATGATTGTATACGCAGAAGGAACTGCAGAACCACCTGGAGACACAGACACATATTCCCTTCAAAGAAGGACTTCATCAAACTTCACATCTTGGAGCTCTGCTTCCGAAATAGCAACAACTGGATTGAGCGATACCAAATACAAAGACAACCCAAATCTATTTCAGCACTCCAACGGTCGATTATTCCTTCATTTTGATTATATGGATGATATCCAAAATAATGTTGAGTTAAGGAATATATATGGGCAATATTCCGATGACAACGGGATAACTTGGAGCAATACTGTAAAGGTAACCGATTACGATTCATTCGGCGATCAAGGGATTATTCCATCAGTTGCAGAAAAGGAAGATGGAACTTTATATATCATCCATCAAGAAACCAACAGAGTAAAACACTATGATACAAATTTGGATGGATATCCGGATACCGAAGATTTCGACGGAGGACAAATACAATATGATAGTGTAGAAAAAAAACTAATTTGCAATAACATTGACAAGTATGGAGATGGTTTTGAAAATGTGGTTTTAATAGATACCGAAACGGACACATATATCAAATTTTACGACGGCAACACAAGCCCTTCGCTACCAGCTGGCGGTGCAGGTGAACTCCAGGCAATGAGACGTGATTGGCCGTCATGGCCCTTTTCCATTCTGATTAACGGCAATCAAATCCATGTAATTAACTGGGAAACAGAGGAAATTAGACTTTATGTTCCAGAAAGCCGAGACTTCCAGCCACCAGTGTCAAATTTTTACATGGGCCCATGGGCATACTGGTATTACTACCAACACATATACGCAGTTTATAGGCAGGTCGGAGATGAAAGAAGGCTATACCTGGCTGGTACCAGTTCAGGAGAACTCGGTTGGGGAGGGCATCTTGTCATTGGATATCTGAATCTTGATCAAACAGCTGATCCAGTTACAGGACAATATACATTCACTCAATTAGCACATATCACTAATGCCGAAGAGCCCCTCTTAGACGGCAACTGGATCGCACAGTTTGAATGGGTGCCAGAAGTCAGCCGGTGGGTCGTCGTGCTTGCTTGCGAACTTTTTATCCTTAATGAAGATTGCGAGGTTATCTATAGATGCAACCAAGATAACATTCCAGGGTGGCCTGTAGGTGCCCATTTTCTTGCTCCAAAATCAATACGAGAAGCTGTATATATGGCAACTGCCGGGACTGCGGGTAGTGTTTATTTTTCATTCGACTATAACAGTGATTATCCAGACCGGAGAGGCATATGTCGATGGGATATTGCAAGCAACAACTGCACTTACTATCAGCCGAATTGGTTTACATGTACTGGGGAATGCGGAATGCGCAATCTGTTCAACATGGGTGACGGACGGATTATGATGTCCGTTAGAGCCCCAGACGATGGAGGGTCTTGCGACAGGGCAGGGATCGCTATTTTAGACACAAATGGACATGGCTGGACATTCTATAGTGAAAACAACGTACCTGGGATGTTTAACCCATATCCATTCTATGACTATCCACAATGCGATGATTGGGAATGGGATGAGGGGGCCGGATATTTGGCATATGATGCGGCTACTCAAACTATTTTTGCATCATACAGGGGCAATTCTAAGTGGCTTGGAGATTCATCAGCAGGCGTTATTGTATTCTCAGAGCTGGGAGCATACTCAACAATTAGATATACAAGCATAGCAGATGTTGAAAGCACTCCAGCTTATGGAGAATTTAGTGATTTTACTATAAACAATTTTGAATATAACGGATCTATGGTTGTTGATGAAGATGGCGTTGCTTGGACCACATGGGATCATATGGATTCTATCAGCGAAAATTCTTTGATATGGGACACTACAGTATCAGACAAGTATGTAGAAGATTTCCTCGTTGACGGATCTCAAGTTGAAATTACGTGGGAAATAGACAAGCCTACAAGTCTTAAATTTGAACTAAGTCATGGACAATATTTTGATTCAACGAATTTATTGTCAACATGGTCTGTGTATTTCAAAATGGGACGCATAATAACAATCGAACTTGGAGAAATTATATCAGACACAGAATATCTTCAAGCACAGGGTGTGTTTTTTATAAAAGAGTCTACTATATCCCTTTCACAAGGATATCCTACAATCAAAGTAACAGCAGAGGACATGCGCTCGATGTGGGACGAAACTCACATTGTCGCCAGCGAATATTTTAGCAATTTAACACCGAAAACTGTTACAGAAAATCTTCTAACGGACCATGGAGACTTAACTGCTCAAGATTTTTCCATACCTACATATGTGCAAACGCATAACCTCTATCATCAATTTATAGATATCAATCTTTCTGATGCGATTCAGCTTATAATGGATCATTTTGGGTATTTTGGATTTGTGAACGTTAATGGACAATTTCAGCCAAGACAAATTAATTTTTCAGGATCTCCAATTCATACGTACAGCGATTCAACAAAAATAATAGAATATACACCAGACAATAAATACGCAACATGGGTTAACAGAATAATTGTAACCGGCATGAGTAACGTATATTCTGAAGTATTGTTCGAACAGGAAAGCATAACCAACGTAAGTGGCACCGTTGGTCATTGGGGCGGGAGAAAAGAAAGAATTGTTTATTATTCTGAAGATAGGCAAAGAGTCTGCCGAGATCCTAGGCTTGAAATTTTCATGTCACTTGAAGATTTTGAAGTATGGGGGTTTAACGGAGGAGGCGGAGAGGAAATTACATATATAGATCCAGAGGAAAGATACCTTATTATCACGCTTGATATCCCAGATTTTAGCGGACCCATACTAATAACGATTGGAGCAATATTGGCGCTTGGATATCATTGCTCTAGATGCGATGGATTTACAACCGGGTACTGCGGCCCTTGCATACTTTCATTAACAATAATGTTAAACTTATTGCTTGCTATGCTCGGAGCAATAGCAAATTATTCTTATCGAATATGGGCACGTCCTGTCGGGCATGAAAGAGCTTCATTTCAAGCACAGGCAGATGACTATGATTTCCAAGACATGATAGATAGAATCGTAACAGAAACAATAGATGATCCGCTTTGTTATTCGATTGGAGAATGTTACCGGGTAGCTCACCTTGAACTTAATGTGGTAATGGCTCAACGTAGAAGAATCAAATTTAAAAAATCGTCTCATTTGCAAGATGAAATTGGTGACATAATAAGAACGATACATCCATTCTCTGGGGAAACGGTCGATACCTTTGTTACAAAATTAAAGCGGTCATATAAAATAGGTGGTGAGACAACGGATAGCATAGAGGGTTGGAGATTGACCTAATATGAAAACATATGGAAGAAGATTTGTAAGAAGATCGATTAGCCGGGCACAAAATCTTAGAACTGAAACCCGTGATGGTGTCTTGTGGACTATCGACTGGGCAAATCGTATCTGCAACATAAAGATCCAGGGAAGCAATGAGCTTATTACTGCCCACTTTCCTCAGAATGAAGCTAAAAAGATGTCATACATGCGGGAAGGCAACGCTGTGCGCGTGGTTCACCGTGGAGGTATTCGCGGGTACTTGGAGGTAACAGGTCATGGTATGGCCATCCCAACTCCAGTTGCAGGAGACTTCCACCCAGACGTATCAGACCTTCCAGATGGCGTAAGTGAAGGTTGCCAGATTATACCAACTAAGCCTCCATCTCTCTGTGTAACCATACTTGATGGATACTATAGGCTCAACGGAACCCTATACTCATTGTCCGGCGGTGCCTCTGGGTATGAAGCCATGGCTGATGATTCCGGCGTTACCATGCACCCGGCATACCCGCCAATGGACATGGGTGATACTGGCGACTATGTAACTATGACTGATGACTCATCATCTGGTGATGTAGTTATGAACAGTGTATTTCCACTTATGACATTAGGAGATCCGATTGATGATTACTGCCTTGATCCAATGCCCACTGGGAACAAATTCCGATATGATGCGTTTGTTGTAGGAGAAGATGGCATCATTGATTATATTGTTGGAAGTGAAGCATCAAGCAATCCGTCAAAACCAGAGATTCCCGACAATCACGTACTAATAGGCCAGTACATACTTCTCTGGACCGGTCTAACTGAAATAACTGGCAGGAATATAGGTATGGAATGGGAAGAGCCTTATGCTTCTGGCGTGTTATTTACATGTGTTGACGAGCTTGAATGGAATGAAAGTAATCCCAGCCCACAAGCAAATGTAACCCTTACTGTCATAAATCAATATGAATGGACTATCAGCGGAAATTACAACATAGTACTTGCAATGCCAAGAGGAACTGGCTCAATTTGGTCATTACAATCTGGGTGGGATGACGCTCAGGTCTCCCAAGAAATAACCGGAACAAGCTACACATTTGTGTATCAAAGGTTGCAATGGGTCGAGCTTGGAGAATTGCAAATTCAATTAACGGAAACTTCCCCGTTTTTTGTTGGGACTGTCTATGACCAGAGTGGTATGATTTTAGCAACAAGCTACCACAGGCTGGTGTTATTAAGTGTCGGTGGCCTCGAAATTGAAGGCGGGCAAGTAAACGACATACTTTTGCCAGAAAGACCTCAATATATTCTTCCAGATTCCGAAGGAAATGCGGACGTTGAAAGCTGGGATGACGGATATCAAATCATTATAGAAGCCAGTCAGGATATAAGCATTAATTTTCCATACACAGCTCCTGCAGACAGGGCAAAAATAATTCTATTAATCGAGCAGGATGAAACTGGCGGATGGGTTCCTACACTGCCGATGAGCGACATAGAAATAGCTGAAGAAGTTCTTGAAGATTCGTCTGGGCTAGCAATCAATACAGATGCTAATAGCAGAACTTATCTTGGATTTATTTATCATGAGTCTGACAGCAAATACGATCTTGTGGCTAAAGCAACCATACTAAAAAGCTAGGAAAAATTACCAATGACTCTTTTATTTTTTGATGGATTCGAAACCTATAATGACAGTACCGATATGCAGTTAAACGGGTACGGCTGTGTTGGGAATTGTTCAAAAACAACGATTAGAACTGCTTCCCCGTCTCCCAGATCTGGATTGGCTTATGCAAACTTCTATGATTATCTTCAGGGTATTGACCGGCCATACGCTGCAAATGTATTGGATCAAGCAGATGAAACGTTGGTAATAGTTGGCCTTGCTGGTAGAATGGAAGATCCAACTGGAACTTATTCTTCTGGGAGACCCTTTATCACATTGCGTGGCGGCACAGGAGGTGGGTCTAACATCATTTCATTCTTTGTAGATGGAACAGCGATCAGGTGCTATTATCAAACTTCCACAACTCTACTTTTTACAACATCATCAGGCGTAATCGGCAGTGCTGAATGGGCATACTATGAATTTAAAGTATATCATCATGCAACTGACGGATATGTGGAATTAAGACGTAATGGCGTGACTATAGGTTCTGTTGGGATTGATAGTTCTAGTGCGTCGGTTAACACTGGCGCAAGCTCTCACAGTCTTCGTCTCATGGGAATAAACGACAATAATGCCCTGCGATGTGATGATCTGTATATTTGCAACGGGGATGGAAGCAAAAACAATGATTTTCTTGGAGACTGTATAGTTGAATGCCTTCGTCCAAATGGAGATGGCACACACAAGGATTTTACGCCATACCCTGGAGACAGTTCATCTGCTGTTGCCAACTTTGAAAATGTTGATGATTCAACGGGCCCAGATGAAGATACTACTTACAATGAAGCTGACACTCTAGGAGATAAAGACTCATATACATTGGAGGATCTATCACCCGGTGGAGAAATATACGGAGTGAAAAGACAAGCTGTTGTCAGGACCTCGGATCCTGGTCTCCGAAAAATAAAAATTTTATCACGCATCAATTTAACCGATTACCTTGGAGATGAGGAAAACCTTGGAATGGGTTGGCAATATTATTTAGACCTGGATGAAGATAATCCAGACGCAAGCAGTGGTGAATGGTCTGAATCCGATATTAATTCAATGGAAATAGGGGTAGAGGTAACGAGCTAATGGCAATATTAATGATGGACAGCTTTGAAAGGTATGCTGGCAATGCAGATCTAAACAAAGCAGGATGGTCTTCCACATATTTTGATATAAACACGAGTACCTATCGAACTGGATCTCGCGCAATGCACTCATATGACAGGAACAGATATGCCACTTATTTGTCAGATTGGAACGTCCAGACAGCTTGCTTTACTTATGCTATTTACTGTAACAACCAATCGACAGCGTTTACCAGTTCTTATTTTCAATTCAGCTTTAGAGATCCAACCAATAATTGGGTGTGCACTTTCTTTTTTATGACTGATGGCTCTATAAGGGTGTATCGAGGACGTAATAGTGTATTACTCGGTCAAACTGTTGGTGCCATTATTGTCCCAAATCAATGGATATCTCTTTCATTCAAAGTTTATGTACATGATACAAATGGAACTGTTGATATTTACAAAAATGGGGTTAACGTTTTAAGCCTTAACGGAGTAGACACTAAATATAGCAGTACATACAGCACGATCTCTGGTTTTGTCATAGGTTCCTTTAATGACAACATCCATGGCTATTATGATGATATGTATGTTACAGATGGCGACGTCTTCGGCGATCTTGAAATACCGAAATTGTCCCCAAATGGTATTGGAACCAATTCAGATTTTGAACCACATCCGGGAGAAAGTTCATCGGTGGATAACTGGGAAAATGCAAACGATTCACCACCTGACGACGCAACCTATAATTTTAGTGACACGCCTAACGACAAAGATTCTTATGCCATGGAAAATTTGGTGTCCACAGGTCAAACGATACATGCAATAAAAAATAGCGTCGTGGCAGAAAAAAACGATGCTGGGACAAGGATCGGACAGGTGCTAACACTGCTTAGTGGATCTGAATATCTTGGAGATCAATTTGGTATCCCATATGGAGACTATGAATACTTTGAAAAAATATATAACTTTGATCCGGGAGAAAGTAGCAGTGCGGCTTTCGATGAATCAGACATCAACGGCATGGAAGTTGGGATGAAATTGGTGGCATGACGGATTATTCGACAGATTTTACCGAATCAAGCGGACTCGATTCGTGGACAGAACAATGGCACACTGGTGTTGCTGCCCCAAGCATTGTTGCAGATACCACTGGAGAATCCTATGGCGATGAATGCCTAAAAATACAGCATTCATCCAGCCAGCAGTATTCGTTATCATGGGACGATGCTGGCAGCAATGAAGATGCACAATTAATAGCAAGATTCCGTGTGCTTAATGATACATATTCATCTTTCAGGGTTCTGTTAAGAGGATCTGGCAATGATACAAGCGAAGAAGCGTACCATGTAGACATACGATATAAAGATCAAGTGATGCGGATTAGCAAATTCGTTGCCGGTTCTGAATCAACCATTGATTCTGTAAATGTTGAATTTGATCTTAACGAATGGCTGTGGGTAAGGTTTTCTGTAAAAGATTCTGGCGACAGCAGTGGTGCTGGACTCACTGACTTAAAAGCAAAATTTTGGAATGATCAGAATGAGGAAGAACCGGCAAGCTGGGACATAGAAACAACCGATTCATCAATTGCGTCTGCGGGCTGGGGGGGTGTAGGTTCGTGGGACGGCAATTTTGAAGTTGATTATTTTGCTTTAAGTACAGGGGCAGCAGGTTCACCATCATTGCCAATCAAAGAAAATTACGCACGGTTAATAGATGTATATTCTGAAGCACTTAGGACGCCAGCACCTCCGAACATACAAATTACGCAGGCAAACATAGAGGTCTTGCGATACGGAGATTCTAATATACAGGTTACACAAATGGCGGTTGAAACATTACGCGGCCCATACCCAAATGTTCAAGTAACACAGGTGGGTGTCGAAGTTTTAAGGCAATACATAGAACCAGAAGCCGGAAGAGCTGGAGCTGGCAATTTCTTTTTACTATTTTAAAAAAACGGGAGGTAATAAATGAATGAAACGTTATTGAAAATCCTTGATGAGCTAAAAGAAATAAAAACGTATATGGAATACAACAATAGGTTGCTCGAAGGAATGATAATAAAGAAAGATGATATGCGCTATCAAAAAGAGGAGGCTTATCAAAAAATAAAAAAAATGACCAATAGCATAAAAGCTATACAAGGAATGAATACCCCTCAAACACAAATGGTCATTGATCAATTGATGAGCATTATCCCAGGAATGCAGGAGAAGAAAAATGGCTGATTTATTTACAAGGTATGTTGACGGAACGACTCAGTACAAAGCATCCCACATGAACGCCCCGCTAATTGAACTGGAAACCGAAATCAATACGGACAAAGCCGCGATTGACGCTATCGAGGTTGATATCAACCAAACGGGAATAGCTACAGGTGCAGGGAAATTTGTCATGGTAAACGAAGGCGGAACCGCTTTTGTTTTTAAAGATATAGTTTGCAGCGGCGGAGAAGTCGTCGTATGCAGTGGAAACGTTGTGTTTAACTAAAAGGAGGAAACAATGGGTGAATTAAACGAACTGGCACTATCCTTAGTGTCAACAACCACGGTGGCTTTAAACAGCACCGGGCAAACAACGCTTTACACGGTGCCGACGGGGAAAACTTTCATCCCGGTATTTGCCGTAATCCGGGTAGGCGCGGACGCCGGGGCTTCGGTCATCACGATCGGGCAGAACGGAGCTGCTGACGACTTCCTCGACTTCCAGGATCTTGGGAATCTTGATGCAGCAAATGACATGGCGATTCTCAGGCCGTCAATTCCGGATTTTGTGGACTCATCGGCGGACAAGGCAAACGTCGAGTGCTTAAAAGCATATGCGGCCGCAACCGTAATCGAAGTAGATGTCATAACTGGAAGCGGCGGAGCTACCAACTACATTGATCTGTTCGGATACCTCGTGTAGTGGAGCCCGTAGATCTAATTGTCGGAACGGCAACGGCTATCGGAACAATTGTTGGAAGCGTTACACTAGCTCTCAAAAAAATGAACCTGATAAGTTTTGGAAAACCGAAGGAAGCTATGAAAACTCAAAACAGCAGTCGTGAATGCCCTGCACACAAGGATATTGTTAAACAGCAAGCTGAGATTTCAAAAGAATTGTCAGAAATCCATGATGTCCAGGTAAGAAACTGCGAGCTGCACAAACAACACGATTCGAACCTTCGCAATCACAAAGCTGAATTCAAGTGTTTAAAGGAGTCTTTAAACAACATTGCCAGGATGATCGCTGTTTTGAAAGATCGGTCAGACAGAGAATATAGAAGCAAATGAAAAAAATAAGCACTTTATTGGCAATTATACTTTCCGCTATTGCGCTTGCGGGAGCTGTGTACCGGTTTGATCACTGCAAGGCAAGCAAGGAGTCTGTAATCAAACTTGCGTCATCGTTCGAAATATATCGGCTGGAACAATACCGTCGATCTCTCCAGCAGAGGATATGGGATATTCAAAAGAGCTATCCTAACACCTACATACAAATGATGGAATATCGACGGCTGGTCGATGAGCTTCGAATGATAGACATGAAAATTAAGGCATACTATCAAAGGAAAGGTAAATGATATCACCGACGGGACACGGAATCAGGGACCACGATCAGTGGGGATCCGGCAGGTACGGGGCACCGAGAGACAACGGGAAGCAAATACATAAAGGAACGGATTTTGTCTGCATCCCGGGACAGGACATAGTTTCTCCGATAAAAGGGGTGGTGGTCAGGGAAAAAATACCATATTCAGAACCAGTAGATGGTATCATGTTCAGCGGGCTGCTGATAAAAAACAGCGATTGCATGATAACCATGTTTTACTTTCAGCCATTGAGGGAAATTCTTAAAATGCCGATCGCTAAGGGACAGAGGTTGGGGGTTGCGCAGGACATTAGTAAAAAATATCCGGGTATGATTCCGCATATCCACCTACAAATAGACTCTATTAATCCTGAATTGTTCATTAATCTACCATGACAATTTTTGCTTACGAAATACCGAAAACAAACTGGCTGAATCCACACTGGGCAAAGGCGGAAATAAGAAGGCTCCAATCAGAAGAGATTTCTCTGATAGAACATTTACATCCCGATTTGCAAGATAAAGATAAGGCTGCAAAGATTGGCCTTACAGTTGGGCAATATAGGCACAGAAAACAGAAATATGGATTAACCAAAAAACAAGGAGGTTGAAAATGGCAAAACTGCAACCGGCAATACTGAGGTTTCCGCCGTCTGGGTCGCCAGATGTGGTAACCTACAAACTTTACATGGAGCTGGAAGGGGTCGGGCTCACATATGATTCTCAGTCATACGACATCGGAAACAATATCGTGGATGGAATGGTTGTCGTGGATCTTGCAACGGTTCCCGGAATGACCAGTCTTGATGGAGTGTACGACATCGGGGTAACTGCCGTGGATGATGCAGGGAACGAATCATCCATGAGCACGAAGGATTCCGTCCCTTTAGATTTCACCCCACCGGACCCTCCGGGCCAATTGGAGATCGGTGGATAAAGTGGATAAAAAAAAGGCTCTGCAAACGATTTGGGTGGTTCTGCTCTTAATTCCGTCATGGCTATATGCATGGGACTTAAAGTCCGTCGTGACATACTTCGGGACAAGCGATCAAACTATAACCATCGGATGGACAAGCAGCAACCCAGTCCCAAATGAAGCGTTCGACATAGAATTATTCCACGTAGAACGAAACGCAGTCATGCTCACAGGGCATACTTCCCAACTGGAAATATCCGTGCAACTCCCAGTATCAGGGCACTATATAGCAAGGGTAAGGTGTGTTGCACCCGTAGAAGAATCAGTATGCCTTGGGAACGACGGAAACACCTATGACAATGGCATCTGCCGCACTATCTGGGTGGAATCTATTGATCCAACCTATGCAAAGGTCAACGACGAACCTAAAGGGTGGTGGATATACGGACACGTAGCCCCACCCGGGCCCATAGAATAAGGAGGTGATGCCGCTCGTGTGCGATAGATGTGGCTGTAATCCATGTATCTGCTATAGCTTTTCATTCGCGGGGGACGCATCCGCTGAACAACACGCGTAAGAAGATGGGAACATGAAAAAGGCAATTGTGCTCGCATTGTTCATGCTTATGTATGGATGTGCCAGCGTCAGTTATAATCCAAGCACCGGCGAGGTTTCTTATACAAGGATCGGGGATCAGCACATCCAGGGATTCGAGGCGATAAGAACCGAAAACGGTGAATTTACTGTGTCATTCGAGGGGCAGCAGTCAAATGCCGAAGCTCTCACAAAGGCCATCGAGATCATCGGCACATTGTCCGTGCCTAAATAGCTATGATAACAACAGACCCGAAGGAAATAATTAATATTCCAGAGAAAGATTTGCCTCTAATGGTATTGAGCGATAACGCGCGGAGCTTTTTTGCATGGGGCATACGGCTCCACGAAAAAGGTGTATATAATCACTTTATGTGGCTGATACGTCCGGGGGTACTCGCATCGCAGGACATGACGTTCCGGACAACGTCGGTCACCAAATATTTGGAGGGGAGACACAGGCTTAAACTCGTTCGCGGAAAATACTGGACTAAACCAATTCAAACAGCGATCAAGCTGTTACTTCAAGAGCAACTGGACCTCCCACTCATTCAACGTCTGTACGATCCCCTCCAAATTATCGGCATAGCGGTAGGGCTCAAGTGGCTGCAAATCCCCGGACACAGCAGGATATGCAGTGATTTTGGATATATCCTCGGTAGGCTGGATCGAGAGTATGATTTAAAACATCCAAGCCCGACAGAAGTAAATTTATATACAAAGGCGCACTCAAAAAAATATGAGGTGTATTTGAGATTTATACCGGACTAAAAGGAGGTAACATGGAAAAACTTAGTTTTTACAAAATTCTGGCAGCAATTTCATTAATGATAAACTGGTTCACAGTCGCAATAGCCCCAGACGAAACAGGGAAGGTACGAATTACTTTAGACGAAATGATCGATCTTGTTGAGGGGGTGTGCGGGTTAATGGGGGTAAAACCAGAAATTGATATTGGAGACCAATAATGGCTAAAAAGAAATGGGTTCAAAAAGCAATCAAAAATCCGGGAGCTTTGACCAGGCAGGCCAAAGCTGCCGGTATGACGGTCGCCCAGTTCTGTGCATCCAGCAGAAAAAAAAGTGCTACCACTAAACGCCGCTGAAATCTCTATCGAACTCTGCGCAGGATGCGTAAAAAAGCCCGGTGAGGCAACCGGGCTTCTTCAGAGGAGAATTGGTAACAAGGCATTAGTTACCAGTATTCATTGCAATTTAACACCACTTCGAAAAAGTGTCAAGAAATTACTTGACAATTTCTTCCTGTATGATAAATTGTATTTCACCTCTGAGGCAAAAAACAAGTTTTAAATATTATTCCATAACTTTAATTTTTTCAACATGATAGGAGCATTGCGTGCAATATCCACCGTCTAAAACTGTTCCCTGGAATCATCAAATTGAAGCATGGAAACTCATAGAAAAAAATCCTGCATTTTACCTTGCACATGATATGGGGACGGGAAAATCAAAGACCGCAATCGATGCAATCACTGCATTCCAGCCCAAGAGAGTCCTGATAATCTGCCCAAAAAAAGTAATAAATGTCTGGCCCGATCAATTCAGCATTCACAGTGCTTATGACATAGATGTCTATCCATTTAATAATGACAAAGAATCCGTAGAACAAAAAGCAGGCCGTATGGACAGTCTTATCAGAAAGTCAAACGGCAGACCGCAGGCATTTGTCTTAAACTATGAATCGTGCATCCGACAACCGATGGGAATGGTCACGGATAAATACTACAAAATAAAGGATCCAGGAATCTTGCTGAAATATTCATGGGACTTTCTCATAGTTGACGAGGCACATCGGATTAAATCTCCGGGAGGGAAAACCAGCTGGCAGATATTCAGAATTTGCAGACAGAGTAAAAAGAAATTATTCATGTCGGGAACTCCAATGCCGCATGACCCGCTGGATATCTATGCCCAATATCGAGCGTTGAATCCAAGGATATTCGGAACCAAGTATGTGAAATTCAAGGCAAGATATGCAGTCATGGGAGGATATCTTGGCAAACAGATATTCGAATATCAAAATCTTGAAGACCTGAACAGGAGATTTTATTCAATCGCCCATGAGGTCAAAGCCGATGATGTTCTCGACCTCCCGCCAAAGATTGACAGAGAAATATTTTTTGATCTCAAGCCATCCACAATGAGGATATACAAATCGTTGGAAAAAGACCTCATTGCAGAGGTGGATTCAGGAGAAATTACGGCCGACAATGTGCTTGTCAAGTTGCTCAGGCTTGCCCAGATCACAACCGGCGTGCTCAAACTGGACGACGGAACAGAGAAATTCATAGATACATCAAAGATTGAACGTATCATAGATTTTCTTGAAGACATCCCGCCATCCGCTCCGATCGCAATCTATTATAAATTCACTCCGGAAGGGCGCAGACTCAAACAGGAGCTTGAGAAGACAGGCAGAACGGTATCAATGGTATATGGACAAAAAGATCAACTCAAAGACTGGCAGGAAGGCAAGACAAATACTATCATATTACAAATCGATGCAGGGAGCGAAGGCATCGATCTCACACGATCACAGTATTGTATTTATTCGTCAACCGGCGTAAAATTAGGAGTGTATCAGCAAAGCAGGAAAAGAATCCACAGACCCGGGCAGAACCAAAAGGTTTTCTATTACCACGTACTCGCACGAAACACTGTGGACATATCAAACATGATGGCACTCAGAGATAAAAAGGAAGTCGTTGATTTTGTCATGCGCGGAATCGAGAAGTTCAAAAAGACTCTTGTAGGCCCGAAGACAAAAAAGATTAGAAGTCTTGCATTGAGTCAGATATTGGAGAATTGATATAATGTTAATTTTAGATAACAATCATTGGACAATTGAAGATTATAAACAACGAACCACAGCAAAAATGTGGCGAAATTATTTGTTAAATCATGATGATAAAATTATTTATAAAGGAAGATTACGAAAATTAAAAGCAGAAAAAGTTTTTCGCGATATTGTTGACATATATAAAGAACCATACAATGAAATATAACTACAACGAAGACCCATGTAAATGCCCAAAGTGCAACGGGCTCGGCATGCCATGGAGAGGATACTTCACATGCGAGGATTGTGGGGCTGTGTTCCATGTAGAATCAGGATGTGAGGTCGAGGTTATGCCAGATAAATCAGTGAGGATAAAAGAATGAAAATGCCCTTCGGAAAATTCAAAGGAACTGACATTGAAGACCTTCCATCTGATTATTTGAAATGGGTGGCCGGCAATATTGACGATGAAGATATCTGCTGTGCGGCCGATGATGAATATCAGCACAGGACGGACTTTAATGAGCATTGGTATGAGGATTGAAAATGCAACGCAAAAACAACGAGTCATTCAAGAAATACAGAGAGAGAATCAAGGAAGCAGCGTCGGACTTAAAGAAATACTTGAAAGGCAAAATCATTCCAGGGACTGAAACGGATTATGCCAGAGCAAAAGGACGGTTTCATCCACATCAGACGGACACATCGCTTGCCCATGTCCATGCTGCACGGAAAGCCAAACGCAGGAAGAAGCGGAAGATGGCGCACAGGGCTCGGATGTACTGGCTGCATGGACCAAGTAAAAAACATTCTT